GGGTAGGGCATACCCAAATTCACGCCTGTGGAGAGTTCGACCTCTACCAATTAGATGCAAGTCTATCTGGCAAGTTGTCTCGCTGAATCAGGAATCCCCGTCACTTCAGTGCGGGGAGTGTCAATGCGGGATGCAAACTTGATGGCGGCATGGTTACATACCATCTACCAACAAAGTTCGTTGGCTTAATCCCTAAGTCTCTGTGGATACTTAAAGCGCCTACTTGGGACGGGCACACCTCGAAAGATGTGTGCGATCGCCTAATTGAGGAAGCAAAAATCAAGAAAGCAATACTAGATCAGGACTAACTATGCTTACTCCAAAATATCACGTCGCCGAAACCGGTAAAACGGAGAATGTATGACTATGAAGCAAAAGATATTTTTTATATTTGTTATAGAAAAGGCGATCGCACCATGATTAGAGAGTCCGATATCACGTCGGGTAGCCACCAAGCTTCCTAATTCCGCAATAATCGAACATCAAAAAAGCGATCGCACATTAAATAAAGCGATCGCCTTTTTGATGCGCCAATGATTTCGCTTTTACAATTTGATGGATTCGCGATCGCGCCAGATGGTATTCAGTTTGGCGAGGCGGAGTCTAGGGAATTCACCAAGCAGGACGGGGTTGCGCTCCAAAAATTCAAAGCCTATCGCCCAAACATCGGGATAACCATTACTGGGGTCTCAGATGCCGATGTGCTTTACTATCAGTCCGCAGTAGAAGCGGGATCTGATTTTCGTGACAGCATTTCTTACGGTGGTCGCAGTTTGTCGGGATGTCGCCTCGTTTCCGCAGAAGTAACGGGTATTTTGCAGGTAGGCGAAGTTCAAATAGTTGAGACTTTAAGACTGCTCTACGAAAGCAATACTTGGACGCACGGCGTAGCCTTCGACTACTTTAAAGGCTATACGGTCGAGCTAGATGGGGTTCAGTTTGGTGACGGCGATTCGATTAGTGTTCAGTACGCCGATGCGGGCATAGTTCGCACTGCCGTAGTTAAGCGCCGCAAGGTGGCGATTACCCTGAAAGGTACTTCACCAGCCGATTATCAGAAATTTTTAAACCTACTGAACACCGACCTGCTTGCACCACCGACTGAAGACATTACTATTGGCGGTATTACTTTAAGTAATGCAGTACTGACAGCAGTAACGCCAACCGCTTCAATCACGACAGGGTTGGGTAAAATTAGTGACTCTCTGGTACTAGAATATGAGACTCGAAATTATGATGTCCCGTTCTCTCAGGGGACTTTCGATGGCTACCCGATCGCGAATATCAATGTTGGCGCTGATACAAAGATATTTGTAATCAACCAAGCAGGGTCAGGTCGTCGCGAGGTTCCAACCTTTAAGCGGCGGATATCCTTTTCGGTAATTGGCACACCCGCAGAGTATGCGGTTAACTATATCCATAAGGTTGAAAATGTTACTGACGCTCTTAATCCCGCCACCATCTCGTTAACTGTTGCTGGCTACACAATACCCTCGGCAATTCTCACCAATGTCATTCCCTCAGAAACCGTAACCGTAAGCGGGCGGGAAATACGCGCATCAACCCAACTCGAATTTATTAGCAAATACTGGTCTTACGATCAAACGGGTGCGGGCGCAGCAAATTTCTTTGATGGTTATGAAGTTGATTCAATCTCTTTTCCCGATGCCGACAACTCACAGATCTTGCTTAATCGCAATGGAGTGCAAACACAGGTAGCTCTCGCTCGTCAATCGGTGACATTGGGATTATCAGGGGTTAAGGCGAGTGACGTGATTGCATGGCGATCGCTAGCTAACGCATCTCGTACTGCCCTATCAAAAGGGTCTACTCCCGCGCTAAGATCTATCAGCTTGCTCGGCGCAACATTAAACAACTGCTACCTGATTGGTGCTACGCCGTCAGGCAAGGAGTATTTTATTGGCGCGGAGAAGTTAATCGAGTCAATGACTTTGGTTTACGAATCACTTGACTGGAATTACTGACACAAAACCAAAACAAAAGTAAAGGGGTTGAACCAGAAAACCAGTTCAACCCCTTTACTTTTATTTCTTGGAAAGCTAGAATCGATTTACCACAATAAAAACTACCATCCAAGTAAAATCCTTATGTATTAGATATTAGCAGCTAAAAGTATAGTTTTGCAAGTATCGGCATAAAGATTTTACTTGGTTTGTGGTCAGCGCAGGATATTGGGTAGCTGTACTCCTGTAAGGCGAAACTTGCGATGACTCAGTGCAGAGCTGTTTTAAGCTTTACCCCGTGTTGAAAGAGCCTAGCAAAGCTCTTACTGAACTAGACACGGAGGCAATATGTCGGTGGTGTCCGAATAGCGATCGGAGAGATGAGCGCAGTTAGTAGAGCCTGAAAGCAGCCACCCGCAAAACGAAGTTCACCCAGTAACAGCAGTTACAGTGCAATGGGTTGATATATCTACTTAGGCGATTAAGTGAAAGGCTTAAAAATTGTTGAGTATTGTAATTACTCAGCTAAGGACTCTTCATGCTCAAATCTAGTGCAGTCATGAAATTCCGATCTGAATCAATACTCAATTAGACAAGATTCTAAGATGTTTAAACTCGCTTCCAATGATTTGCCTACTACCGCACTACCTAGTCCATCTCAAACCAGCGCTAGTGTTATGAGGTTGTGGCAAGGCTCATCGCGTAGCATGGCTCCGATCGCTAGTTGTGACTACACAGTACTTTATGCCAACGCGATCGGATTGCAGCCCATCGTTTACCATGCAGCCAACCCTATTTATTCTGGACTTCACTACCGACACACATTCCCTTTCAATGTTGAAGCGGTATCGGTAACAGGCTCAAACGAGGTTGAGCCAAGACTCGCTGTACCCAATTCGTTTTGGTTTAATGTTGATTCCAACACTGTACACATGTATGAAGGCAGTAAAGCAGTCAGTATCTCAGTAGATATGGCAGTGTCTGCTACCGCGATCGCTACTGGCAGTACAAACGTATATCGTATCGACACCTCGACATGGGGCACATTTACCAGTCCCAGCCCCGTTGCCGTAGACGGTATTTTGTTTTTGTACTCGCCAACTCTCGGCGTAACAGGAACCTATGGTATTGATACCGATGCAATCTTTGTCTATCCAACAGCCCCGTTTCCCACTGGTGCGGCAATGCTGCATTTACGTCAAGATTTAGCATTGGAACCTGTCGCAGCGATCGCTACCTACGAACTGCCAGAATTTACACTCGTTTCCGACTTTGCGGGGCGCACTTATTTGAGAGCTTTAAACTTGCGATCGCCCGAAGTCTATGAATTTTTATCCGATGACGAAAAGTATGTGACGCTATACATGCCAATGACATTGTTTGCGGGATCTCAGGTTGAACAGCCAGCGCCTGTAAATGGCAGGCAGACGGTTAGCAGCATTACTTACAATGCGTAATCACCAAGGCTTCTTTAAATAGCCAATCACACCAACAACCTCGCGCCTCTGGACTTTGACCCCAAAACAGCGATCGCCAAAACAAATATACCGCAAACAAACATCTCGGAATATGCAAGCCTATAGGGAAGATTTTGGGGTCATTAATGCAGCGATCTCTGTCAAATAAATTGATGTCGAGACTTTTGGCGGTGGAACTAAATAATGTCTGCGATTACTCAGCAACTTACCAGCTATCCAAACCTTCCCTACCCGCTACAAGTAGGTAATTTGCAGTGGACGGACAAGCTCGAAGATTATCCATCTGGGACGATCACTTACAAGGGATGTACATTAGATCTCGCTAACGATATTACTACTAAATACCCCAACCTAACACCGATTACTATTGAGGGAATCGGCTTCGTGGTGATGCCTAGTGGTGTGTCGGTTAAGCGATCTCGCTATGGTCGCGGCGATATCGAAACCTATGAGGTCGTAATTAATCTTGACTCGAAATGGAAAGCCAAATGTCAGCGCAAGTTTAGTGTCAGTCCATTCGTGCAACCCGATAATTTTTCGCGGTTTCGATATGCCACTGGGGTGAATGTTGCGGCGATCACGTCGTTCCTTGGCATCAACTATGTTGGACCTGCAATATTCTTCTCTCCAGACAATCTTGAAACAACATTCGAGGAAATCCTAAAAACTAATTGCCGCAGATTAGGGTGCTTTGTACGGTTTTCGGATGTTGATGCGGTGAAGATGATTGCGATCAACAATATAGGTAGTTGGGCATTCCCCGACAATCTCGTAATTGACGACGGCAGCAGAAAACGGAATCCTGTATTACCAATCATTGACAATGTTGCTATCACGGGCAAGTTCTCTAAAGACCCCTTCGATCAGGAAGATAAGTTATTACTCCCGATCAACCCGCAGACCGAAATAGTAATTCAAAATGGTGGCGGGGATACGGGAGATGACGCTAGTACTTTAAGTTATTTAGAGGCAAGTGGGAGGTTAGCGTCTCTAGACATGAACTTTGATGTATCTGGCCCTAAAAAAGTTTACACTCGCACCGAAATTGTTGATGGGGTTGTGCAGAGTGAGTTGACTCGCATCTACGGCTATAAATTTAGGGCGGTTGACGTTGCCGAGTTTCAAACCATTGAGGGGAAGAGAACTGTTTTGCGTTTAAACGGCTCTCCTAGTTTATGGTGGACTCAGGTAGAGGAGCAGGAAGTAACTTATGAGTACTCTTCAATTCTTAGCTACTTTAATGTTTATGCGACCTCTACGGGGCGGGTCGTCCCGATCTACATCAACCCCGACTCAGCAAATATTTTAAGGGGTAACGGATATCAAACGATCCTCGATAATGCCAAGTACTTGGTGGGTACAACGACTCGGGGTTGGAAATACGTCAGACTACAAAAAGAGACTGAGGGAAAATACGAGTCAATACACAGTACTCCACCTGCGGTTTCCGCAAACCTCTACAACACTTTTCGCTATGCGGCTGAGCTATGCGACTGGAAGAAGATCCCTGTTAACGGTAAGTCTGGATTTCAGATAGCCCCCCTGCGATCACTATACCCTGCGTCTACCCCCACGCCTTTCCAAGTTGAAGTTCAGAAGTATACCGACATTCCTCAAGATATTGCTTCTAGGGGGAATATTCCTCCTAGATATATCACTCAGAATGGGATAGCCGTAATAGATCCTGAATATGTTATTGGTATTGTTACAGCAAACCCAACGGACTCTGAGCCGTTTTGGATTAAGTCCGAGAGCAGTTTTAAAAGTTGTTTTGCTTACGCCAAAAGCCCTGCCTTTAACCCGTACCTGCCAACTGTAACGAGGAAGGCTGGAGATAATCGCCCTGAGTTTATTTTTGCTGGGGAAGAGTCTTACACGAGTGTGATCCGTAAGGTTTTTGACTACGACTCAAGTAAGCCTCGCACTTTTAGTACAGGAGCTTCTCCATTGGCTAGGGACAAGGCTGAGAAATTCGAGGAATTAACAACAAACGATACTGCCCAAGGTCGGTCGTTTTTGGACGCAGCTCAGGACGCGGTTAAAGAAGTTAAAAGAGGTAAACCTCCAACGGCTCAGGTAATGCTCAAGAGGTGGGGAACAGCCAAGGAAAAGGCAAGGATTGAAGCAAGAGCGGACTACAGTGCTTACACCTATAACAAGTACTACGCTTCGTCAGATTTGATTGGGGCATATCCCGCCGATATCGTCCTGAAATACACCGATAACAGCGAGTTGAATCTGCCCTATGCCAATACTGTTGCCGAGGCAAAAACCACACTAGAAACCGATTTGCGAATGGTTGCAATGCAGAACGTGATCGCATCGAAAAAGCTTGCATGGTATTATCCGTCGCTAAAGTCAGGCGATCGCGTCACATTTAGTAGTGGACAGCTAAGAATCTCTGGTGTCTCCCAATCCCTTGAATATCGGGGCTTGCAAAACGGCTCATTGGTTGTCGTCTCCGAGGGGACGCAGGTAGAATGTGGCTACGATCAAGCACGAACCGTTAACATCTCGCAATCAACCTATAGTCGGAATAGTGATGGCGCGATCGCTCCCAATGTGCGAATATCAAGCTTTGACACAAGTTTGCGTGGTAATTTTGTCTACAATGAATCACAACGCAGGAGTTTTAGGTCGTGAGCATTTCTGAAGATGTAATTGTTGCTAAGTTTACCGAGTTGATTAAGAATGCGACTCCTTCGATTGTTTCAACCCAATCAGGGTTGGAGATCTCTCAAAACGGGAAGATCTTTGAAATCCCTTTTAATATTCAGGCTATCAGTATCTCCAAATCAACCTTGACAAAATCGTGACTCCCGAAGAAAGATTAATTGCGGCACTAAAGACTCAAAAAAAGATTGTCTTTGGCAATACCATTGGTGTTGACGGGAATGGTGAATGCACCGTCGTTGGAGAGGATGCGACGGTAAGAGCGATCGCAGGCACACCCATTTCCGCAGGTAGTTGCGTTGCGCTGCAAACAGATGATGGACAGTGGTACGCAGTGTCGGCGCGAGAGTCTGGCACTGTTCAGAAGAGAACCCTGTATAAACGCAAAAATAAGCCACCAGCATCGGACGAAGAAGGCGGACCAGTTAAGATACTCTATATCAAGGAAAGCGTATTTTATGTTGGAGGCGATCGCTCGGAACCGACTGAGGTTTATCGACTACCAAGCAATTACGAGCTTTTTGGACTTGTTTCAATCAACAACTTGGGGACAGGATTAAACGATTGGATTGTCAATATCAGACTAAAGAAAGCCGACAAAATAACTTTGATTTCTGTAACGTCAGAGACGGAGAATCGCGTTGAAGATATTGATATTCCCAAAGTGTACGGAGGGTTTGGCGGTACAGACCCCAGCTACCCAGATAGCAATAAGGGATTTTCCCCCGATCTATTCCAGTTACCATTCTTTCGGTGTTTTCAGAACGGGTTTTACACTGCTTTTGGTCACGCATTAAAGCGTCGGAACAATAGTCTGGGGTTTTTAGAAGCGGTTCAGATTAAGTATGTAACCTATTACGGCAACACACTTACATCTACAGCAGGAAATCTGGATTATTCGGATACTCAAACAATAGGGATTCAGTCTGCATCATTTTCTCTTAGTGCTATTAGTCCTATTGTTGGTGATTCAATCACAGTTACTATCACCACCTACGCGATCGCTCCTGATGGAACTTTAGAGACTACTCCTCACTCTTGTACTTACACTATTACTAGTGATGATCGCTCTGAGATCGCTGTTGCGACGGAACTGGTTGAAGTTTTAAGTTCAGTATTTAGTTTCACCCTTCCCGACTTTGGCTTCTATGCAGACACCAATACAAGTCCATCACGGATTGTTATTAGAGGTACTTACACTAGCGATCAGTTTACTTTTACCACGTTTTCAGATAGCCCGCGAATAATACTAGGGGATAACACCGAAATTAGTCCCGCGATAAAGCCCGTAGATCAATCAATCCGAACCTTTTATGCCGAAGATCAAAACCAGACGGTTAAAGTGGTTTTTGGGTACAACTCTCTTGAAGACGGCTATTATGTCGGCACAGATCTCGAATACACGATCGCGATCGGAGCAAAACAGGAATCTGTGATCTTTATCAAAAAGATCGGCGACCAGCACAAAACCTTGCTGATCGAGGGTAACAATATAAGGGAGTTCCCCAGAGCGAAGTTTAAGAATCCGCTTGACTCCGACAATGATTTAACCGACATATTGAAATACTTTCGACCAAATCTTGTGGGACAGACACTTTTTAATGTGCCATTGCAAGCGTTGACTAAACAAGATCCAAAAACAGAGCAGCAAATACCAATCGACTCCCTTGACGTGTTTATTACCGACCTATCAAGGAGCGATCCTAAAACCACGAAGCAGACAGTTTCTATAACTCAACCCGATACTAGTTATGTTGCGCTTGATGTGAGCGCCTATATTGCTTAGCGATCGCCAAAAAAGCTACTCCTCGAAACTCAAAAACAACCTGTGGAAGCGTAAAGAAAAAGTATTTATCTTTTATGCGCTACCAATACCAAGGCACTCCCGCTACCCCTCCTTCGCCACAATTAGGATTAGGCAGTGGTAGTATCACCTCCGACAAGACTGGTACAAAGTATTTTTGGTTGCAGTATCGTAACCGAGCGGGATACAGCTCTGCTTCTGCTGTCGCGTCGGTAACGGTTGCCGCGGGGCAAAAGATTGTTGTTACAATCCCATCGGGAGCAAAGCCAGCAAGTGTGGGCGGCATCAACGGTACAGATATCCATGAGTATGTAATACTGATGTCGGTCAGTAATGATGTCAGTACCGCAGTAACTGTTGCCACATTTCCTGGATACCAAACTGACGGAACTCCCTATGGATTGCCAGCAAACATTGAGTTAACACAAGATCAACACCTTGCAACTACGGGGTTAACCGTCGTAAATGAAGCTGCGCTACCTGCTAGTCCTATACATGGAATGCGTCGGGCGATCACCTCACCAAGTCGCTTTGTTGCTTACGACGCAGTATTTGCGCCAACGGGATGGAAAGATGTTTACCCACAAGTGTTTTCTACCTATGTACCCAACACGACCGAATTAAATGGCGCAGACGTAGCGATCGTTGATATCTCCGACACATCGGTAGTCCTAACTCCTGATTATGGGGTTGATGGCACTGCAAGCAAAGCGATCGGTTTTTGGTTAGTCAATAACGAGTCAAACCCTATCCCCAGTGGTACTCGAATTGGGTTGTCCTTCGATCTTGACAACGTTGACGTGTCGAGCCAGTTTGTCGGGCTTGCTTCAATCATTTTTCAGGGCTATGTCAACAAGACTACTGGCGAACTCGATACTTCAGCAATGGTAGTCAACACTGCCATTCCTTATTCTGGGGCGCAAACAGGGATGGTGCTTCAGAAGGCTTTGCCTGTAGGTAGCGCCGTTTTTTTACAGGTAAGGCTTGAATTTCGAGCTTTTCAGTTAAAAAATCGCCCAGTACAGGGTTCTGTTTTGCGGGCTTCACCGTATTTGTACGCCGATTTTGCTCAGTACAATGCTGACTCCAGCCTGCTCGGATCTTTTATCGCCGCAGAGTACGATCGCCGCAGAATAGTTCCCAGTTCTGGCGCAAACTCAGCAAAAGCGCTTAAGGGTTCTGGGACTATCTCTCTATCTTCTGGAGGTGGATACACATTTCAAGCTGTTCCAGAGTCAAGCGTTGTTGGACTAGAAGCAAATACCGCCAATCAGGATGTATTTATGGCGATTAACGGGTCGCTCTATGTTGCTGGCTCTACGATTGAAGGCGCGGTACTAAGAGCGATCGTTGGTACGGTTAATGGTTTGGGGCATATAAAAACATGGTCTGGCAGCTACGCCCTAAGTTCTTCTAATCTTCTTCAAATTATTGTTACTTACCCACTAAATATTAGTCCTGATTATCCCGATGTGATTGCGGGATCTGGGGCAGGATATTTTAACCCTTCGGGAGTGAGATTCTTTGTTCGACCCGTTGGCGGGGGTACGATTAGATACTTTGATGGGGTAGTCCTAGCAGGAGCGTCACAGACTTTTACAATCGGATTAAGCGGCACGGATACAACGATCGGGTCTCTACCCAGTAATCCTGCGGCAAGTTTTGGGCTTTACCGTGCTACTGATGCTAGCTATGCGATCGCGCCAGTGTCAGGTAGCAGTGTATTCTCGTCTACCAACTACGAGGTGGCGATCGCGTTTGTCTACACTGATCGAGTTACCTCGATCAGTCATTCGCCCTTGGATGGATGTGTACTTGAGGCTGATTCGACCATCGGCGAATTATTTGAAAAGACTAAATATAATCGCGCACCCGTAACAGATCTTAATGCTCTTCGCGCCGTGAGTTCCACAACTACACCGAACCTTCAAAAGTGTATTGTTGCCAGTTTGCGCTGGGAGTATCAATACCAGAATGACTCATACTTGGTTGACGATACAACCGACTCATCCTATGCCGCAAAGCCAAATGATTTGACTTCAATCCAAGCAGGTCGATGGATTCGACTTCAAAGGTTTGGAGTGGGCACGGTAACTTTAGGTGTAGACGAATACGACTATGCAATGACGCTTACCGACAGTAGCGGCATTCAGAATATTAATCTAACAATCCCTCGCGGTGTTCGAGGACTGAGGGGCTTTACGGGTACTCCAGGGGACAAAGGCGAGCCAGGTACTGTTGGTACAAATACTGGTGTAATTATCACCTCTGGCACTGTTCCGACCACCACAGGGAGCCAAATCGCTCTCTACAATGACACCAATATTCTCAAGCTAAGAAATGCTTCTGGCGGTACTTCGGAGCAGATTGCGACCTTAGATAGATCTCAATCTTTTACTAAGAGTCAAGCAACCACCCCTAGCAACTTGACCGATGCCTCAACAGTTGCTGTAGACGCTTCTCTGAGTAACAACTTTAAAGCTGGGCTGACCACTGTTGTAGGCGCAACAAGAATGTTGGGGAATCCAACCAACCTAATTGACGGTCAAGAACTAACGTTTTTGTTTAAGCAACCTGTAGCAGGTGGCTGCGCTCTGACCTTCGACACTAAATACAGGTTTATTGGTAGTGACAATATTTCTGTAACCCCATCAACCAGAAGCCTAATTACTTGTTCCTACGATGCGGGCGACGACATTTTGGACTGTATGGTATGGGGATCTGGCGGCGCAGCACAGGTTAATACCTTGCTTGCCAAGACGCTTGCTTACTGGAATCTCAATGAAGCTAGTGGCGATCGCTTAGATACTTTGTTTGGAGTAGCACTGGTTGATGGCTCCAGCGTCGTTACCTCTGCTACGGGAGTATCAAACAATGCGGCAGTATTTCACGACACAGGAGGTTTGGTCGCAACGACTCCATCTAGTTTTGATGTAGCCTCAAACCCTCTTTCATTCTCCTTTGCGGTAAAGATTGCGTCTTTGTCTTCTGGTTATTTTACACTCTTGGTGACAAGTCAGTGGTATCTAGTCGTTGACGGCGATGGAACTATTAATTTGACGGCTGGCACAGTCCCCTCTGGAGCCGTCGGAGGTACGTCAACACATTCTTTCCCCGAAGGATCGTGGGTTTCTATTATTGGTCAGTTCGATAAAGCCAACGATATTATTGCGCTAAAGATCAACAACAACGCTGTAGAAACATTCTATGGTATCGGCGCGGAAACTCTCAACGCCTTTGATGGGAGCCTAGTTGTTGGCAGTTCGGGTAACAACCTTTTTATTGACGAGCTTGGCTTCTACAATGCTCGCCTAACCCTGTCAGAAATGGCTCTGATTTACAACTCTGGCTCTTTTACTACTTATCCCTTCTCTTAATTATGACTATTACTCGTAAAACTGAATCGATTGACTTGACCTCAACTCTGACAACGAACTTATTAACGGCTGGCTCTGGAGAGGTTGTTGAAATACTCCATGTGATCGGCACAGTATCCGCCGACGGCGGAACAATCAGTATCGGTGTCGCAGATACTTCTACTAGCGTTACAGCTTACGCATGGAATAAGACTTCTATGTTTAAGAATCAGCCCAGAGAGGTTGCTGATCTTCGACTAGAAACAGGCGATTCGCTGGTTGGCGGACATACCTCCGCTACCGATGCGAAGCTCTACGTCGTTTACAACGTTATTACCTAGAGGCGCAGATTAATATCCACTACTTTTGATTCTCGGTCTTTGCTTGGCTGTTGTCGCGATCGGGTACATCCTTTGGCTTCTGTACAACGGTATTCTAGATCGCTAATCGAGCAAGCTCCAATGAGGTTTTCGAGTATCTCGTGAAGATAAGGGAAACTTATTGGTAGCTACCACTATGACTATTGCTATTACTCTCCAGTCAGTCCCGGATTTGCCTGGAAGAGTCTGCCAGCCAAGCGAACTGTCATTAGGCGAAGGCAACTCGATTGCCTTCAACGTTAACTATGCAGGAGATATCACTCCTTTTAACGCTGCGAAACGAACCATCCAGTACTCTGTTAGTGGCTTGTCTGGAACAGAGGTTACAACCCTTCAATCTACTGCTGAAGCCAACCTCAGCAATTTGGTGAAGAAGACTGACCCCAGCTACTCAGACATTTATGTTTCTGGTTTCTTACTCGAAAAATGCTTTTTGCGATCGGTCAAGCCTTCGGGTTCTTTGACCGTGGATTCTGAAGCGATCGTTGAGAAGACCGACTTGGTATACGAAACTAAGGGTCGTTACCTCGTTTAATTCTGATCTGAATAACACAAAAGCCCGTCAATTATATTGACGGGCTTTTGTTAGCAATAAGTAACGGAAACAATTTCACAACGATAGTATTTACGTTTAACTTCCTCGGCAGCTAGATCGTGATGAGCTTTACCTTCAGTGGTTAAGACATTCTCCACAGCTCCAAACACCCATATATTTTGTACCCGATCAAAGTAGTTGAACTTAACTTGGTATAGATCGTGGAAGACGAAGGGTTTTAGGCTTTCTTTCCGCTTTTTGCCTTTCAAGGTCATGTTGCCCCCTGTTTTTCCTTACCAACCAAATCTTCTATTACGATCGCACTGCGATAAGGATCTCCAAGTGCATACAGCTCGTATTCGTAAGCGGGATGGTATTCCACAACACCCCCGCCATACTCAACTTGAGGACTTCCAGACCAGTGGCACTTACCTGTTTGGACGGCTTTTTCGAGTAGGTATTGAGGTACATGCTTGTCAGGATGATCCTCTCTATAGTATCCATACACCTCGGAGATCTTGACCGACACCAATGGCTTCTTAGGGTTGTCGGGGTAGCGCTCCTTGATGTACACGGTGTCGCCGACTTTAAATCGGTGTGCTGGAGCTTCTAGATTTGAACAGGCGATCGCATTCTGCTCATCGCTATAGGTACTCCCGCAGATTGGACATTGCCATGTAACGATTTTTACTAGATTCATGCCACTCTCTTTTGTTGGGTTTTAACATCTTCTAGATCTTCAAGATATTTCTGCAACTGAGTAGCAGTCATATCCCTAAGATACAGTCCATTAAAATGTGTTGCCGAATACTCCCTTATCTTGTCCTTAAAATTGTCACCCCAGAGCGCTTTGGCTCTGGCTATGACTTTTTCGTTGAGTAGGGTTTTAGGGTCTTCCACCTCCTCAAAATCAGCTTCAATCGCATCCTCTCCATGCGGCAAGGCTAATTGACTGCGATCGCTATCATCTTCCTCGTAAGCAGGAAGGCTGGCTTGTGAGTTATAAGGCTGTTGAGTGTCATGCAATTTTCGGATAGTATTCCCAACCTGCTCAACTCTTTGTCTCCAAACCTTAGCCCACTCCCTTGAAGTTATTTGATTTTTTTCGCCTACCCAAACAGGATTGTCGCCAACGAAGACTTTTGCGAAGGTCACTTTCCGCTCTGAGTCCCTGCTACTGGCTCTCATCTCTGGGGCTACTTTTATCGGCGATTTAAGCTTGTTCGGAGAGCTTGAGGTCAGCACAGAAAGCTGATTGAAGAGAGACATCGTGAAGTTATTAGTGGGCTTCATTCTCAACTTATAAGATCTTTCTCTATCCTTGAAATAGAGGTAGACATAATGGTGGCAGTCGATCAACTCGGAGTGCTTCTTCTCAAGGTCGATCTGTTTCCTTTCTCTGCGATTAGGATCTCTGGCGGCGGCAATATCGTCTTCAAGCTCTGCGATCGCATCATTAATCTTGGCTAGCTTTTCAGGCTTTGGGGTTATATCTCGAATCTGATAGTTGATTAGAGTAGCTTCAAAACATTCTTCGTCAAGACTGGGCCACGCACCGCCACTGCCGTCATCGTATTGCCAGCCATAATTCGATCTTGGATCGATCGCTATTTCAAGCGCACTCGAACCCGATGGAATTTTGCAAAAACCTTTCCCCAGAGATCTCTCTTGAGGGGGTGTCCCCATTAAGACCAGCAACTCTCTCAGCACGTCTTCTATAGCTACGTTTTGCATTATCGTCTCCTTGCTTTTGTTTTAATTCTTCGTCGGTCAGCCATAGCAGATAGCTGACTTCTGGACTTACTTGAGTCCAGTCCGTGTCTAAGTAGGGGTCGTACATGGTTGGATATCCTCCAATTGCTTAGCTGCCATTTGCAATAGCATCGGTGTAGGAATTAGGTTTAGTTCGGCAGCTTTTTGCTCAGTCAAAACTCTCTGCCGCTTTTGCTCAGGAGTAAGTGGCTTTTGTGTTACTTCCATAGGTTTTTGAAAATTTCTTCCATAATACTACCACAAAAGCAAAACACCGATCTAATTTAGATCGGTGTTTTGCGGGGATGGGTTGAGGGTGCGATCGCTTAGAAATCTATATCGTCACCACCGAATAGTTCTGCGGGAGGCATATCTTCATAGATCTCGTAGATTTCCTCTTGTGGAGGAAGATATTCATAGCGATCGCATCTAGAGGCATAATGCTCTATACCCATAGTTGGTACTTCGTCTTCGTCAACCGTGTCCCAGATCCTTAAGGAGCAGTCCTCCCAGATTTCGCGAGGTTCGTTCCACCCATCGCCAGTTTCGCTGACACTATAATGCTTGCACCTAGAGCATAATGGTCGATTAGCGTAATACTCCCCGTCGCCTTCGCAATCTTCGCTGAAGCGCCTAGCGTCAACAACTATCGAAGGCTCATGGAAAGGGTTGTCATCGTAGAAAGTATCTTGAGGCTTAGTGTCGTCGGGGTGTAGTTGCGTCATTTGTTCGGGGTGTAGTTGCGTCATTTTTTGTTCCTGTTTGCAGTTTTACTTGTTGGTGCGATCGCTTACTTATTGACGAGGAATAGCGAGAATCTTAACCTCCGATTCGTCGATCTCCCAGAGGGATTCTCCATCTCTGTTGGCGGCAAACAGCTTACCGTCCTTATCGCGGTTGAATCGCACCCATTTACAGTCGCCGCTACCGTCACTCTCGTATGCAAGAAGATAATTGCTCCAATGCTCGGCGTGAATCTCTGCGAGATTACGCAAGGTGCTAGGAGCATAATGGCTCACACCCATTTCGAGAATAGCCTTTGCATATTGCTCGTCAGCGAACTTGTATTTATCCTCTTTAGACCAAGGTAAGGGTAGTCCACCACCTTCGATAGTTTTGAGTAGGTAGCAAATATATTGATTGGTGTCACTATTTACGAATTCGATTGGCAGCATATTAAAGTTCTCCTGAGATCGCTTGAGCTTGTTTAACACCTTCACGAATTGCCTCCGCGCAGTCATCATAGGCAGTCCACTCGTAGTTATTTGGAGTGCCCACACAAACACGCTTGTAGTCCAAATCAAACCAAGAGTTTTTACCGAAAACAATCTCCACTTCGCCCAAATCTAAAGAGTCGGGATTTGCCTGAACCCCAAAACTTAAAGCGAGATCCTTTTGGTCTTGCCAGAGATCAGCGTCTTTTTTAAAAGCTTTTATAAGAGCTTCGACATTCCACTGCGATGCTTTATAAGCCGAACCAACCCTAGTTACCATGCCTACAAGATTATTGCCTGCCCACTCCTCAGCAAGATGCCGACATGACTCTAATGAGCCAATCGTACTGTATTGAATTGCTTTCATGACGATTTCCTCGTTATTGGTTTACATACGCTCTTTTGAGCGATCGCCTGACGGCATCAAAGATTTAAACGTCTTCAGTATTCACGAACATGTTTTCTCCGTCTTCACCCCATACAGAGACAGTAACCCTAAGCCTCACCCCGTCGGGGTACACAATTACCTGATTGGTATCAAGTGCTCTCAGAGCTTCGTAATTATCGGAAATATACCGATCTCTTTGAGCCGCAAGATCCTCCTGCCTGGGGCGAGACTTGTCACAGTAGCGAGCAAGTAAGCAGTCCAGGATATCGCGATCGTTAAACTCTCTGGGTTCGTTATAGCCATCTCCAGTTGACTCGTAGGTATAGTGCTTACAACTGGGGCATCTTTGACTACTCGCGTAGTCCTTAGCTTCAATCTGTATCTCTCGGAGAAAAGAATTCTCATCGCTGTAGAAAATGCTGTTAGGCTCGGTATCGTCAGGGTGTAGTTGTGTCATAACCTTCTCGCTAATAATTTACATCTTTGTTCATGCGCGATCGCCTCAACTTGCCAAACCATACTTTTCGATAGACAGCTCTCGAAAAACCCGATTAAAGAAGGTATGGCAAACACCAGAATCTAGAGCCTCTTTATGCCACTCGTAATTGGGGTCGTCGCTCCCCATACAGTCAAGCCCAAAAGGATCGTCTAGCTCAATAATCCATTCTGAAGTTGTGTCAGACAGCTTTTGAAAGAATAAAATAGTTGTCCGTGGAAGATCTTCAACGTATTCTTTGGCAATCTCGAAGATCTGCTCGGAGAGGTTGTCTAGGCGGCAGGTAATAGCTTCGTCCTTTGACGAAACGCCAACTATCTCGTATATACCCCAGATCCCTTCAACTTGCCTCACTACAAACCCATGACTGTCATTGCTACCCATATTTTTTTTACCATTAATTTACACCTCTCCTTCTCCGCGATCGCCTACATTGTCAACCCGTATTTCTCTTTGACCAAATCCTGAAATACCTCAATAAAGAAGGTGTGGCAGATGCCAGAGACTCTAGCCTCCTCGTACCAGTTCCTCTCTATCTCTTTGACAAACTCGCGGACTCTAGCTCGAATCCCAAGAGATAGTCCTTCTAAGGGATACCTAATCATATTTGTTGGGGTTCCTACATAGGGATACCTAATCATATTTGTTGGGGTTCCTACATACTCAAAAATTGCAGGCTTATTGTAAAAATCTCTAATAACAAACCCCAGACCGTCGTTATCACTCATAATCTTTTTGCCAATAATTTACTTCGTTCGTTTGATGCGATCGCTGTTAAAAGCTATATTTAAACCGATTCTCCCATAAAGCCTTCAAAGCTTCATCTCGGCTTTCGCCTTCGTAAATAACCTCAGAATCAGTACCAACCTCCTCGTTCCACTCGTGATGCAAGTCTGCTCTCCATTTCTTGTAGCCGACAATTTCGCCATCATCAAAGATTGGCTCTCTCCCATCGACTCCGCCAACGCACTCCCACCTGGAAAGAGTGTCGATTGAGTGACATAGGTAACAATTTCCGAGACCCTCTGGGTAATTAGTATTTTCGTCAATCCAGTAGTTGTAACCAAGGTCGTGGAAAAGGACACGAATATTTCGATTCATCTTGTAATAGCTAAATGTTGCGGTAGTCATAGTCGTTTTACCAATAATTTATTCTGCTGTTTCTGCGCGATCGCCTTAGCCTCCATCCGCCTCCGCCAGTTAGCTTCACGGGCGAGATCTTCGGCGATCGCATCTATCAACAACTGCGGATAAAGATTACCCGCATCATCGACAATCGCATACTTGGACATATCATCCTTATCCCGCAAGCGCCACAGATTCCACTTGAGTATGCGGATGTTATCTGTGGCACATTGGGAATATAGGCGATCGCCGTTAGGGAGTATTTGGCGGATTCGGTACTGCTTCGTCATCCTCTAGCATGTCCTCCGTAAAAATCTCCAAACCGACATACTGGATACCCCAAGGGCAGACCACAGCAAATACGCGATCAGGTTCGCTTAGGATCTTGCCAGTGACATCTTCAACCCCATTAGGTAGATTGTCGGGTAACTCATCATCAGGGAGTTCATAGATATCGCAGCCCTGCTGGTTCCACTCCCGTTCAAATTCTTCATAGGTCAGCAGATCGTCGTCTGAAGGGTGTAAAGGTATTCCGCCATCGGCAATCCACTGGTCAAAACCCGAAGGATCGGGCTTGATTGTTACGGGGTAATAAAGGGACTCTGTAGATCCTAAAATTGCCATCGATTTTCTCCTGATAATATTTACAAGTGATCGCCTGACGCAGACGAATCGCGTTTGATCATCTCATAGACTCAAGTTTTTGAATGCGACGGCGCAAATCCCTTACTTCGCTTCGCAGGCTCTCGATCTCACTGTCTGCACACTCAAAGACAGTTGACATCCATCCTTGCATTCTGCCGACTGGGGCTTCCCGTCCTCCGACTGGACACTGATTGGTCTGATAGTGATGAAGATCCTCTGGAGCACCACAGTTTTTGCATTGCTTCATAGTTTTAGTCCTTATGTTTATAATCGCAGCTAACTAATCCGAACCTAGAGCCACTCGAAGCAACTCCACAACTCCGTAAACCACAAGCCCTGTACCTACAACACCCTTAGCTCCGTGACCAACGGCTTTAAGGGTGTTGCCTTTTCTGTGCGATCGCGCCATGTCCATAAACTCGTTGATAGCCAGTTCAGTGCAATCACCCATAGAGTCGCTTACGTGATCACCAAAGGTTGCTAAGTCCATGCTGTCGTAATCAGGCTCTACAGTCTCAACGAACACCTTCTTCTTGCGACCTCTCTTTGGCTTCTGCTGAGCAGCTCGAACGGTAAGATATCGATCAAGTTTTTCCGCAAATTCTTCGTCTGTCATTTTCTACCTGTTGTTTTGTTGTTGTTTTGTGTTATTCAAGGCATGGGTAGGGTGGCGATCGCGGATTGTTGTTCATGACTTAGCTGGGGACTCCGTACCTTTCAATAGCTCTAGCGATCGCACTCTCAGATAGGGGCATAATCTCATCCGCTTCAGGAGTCCAAGAAGGGACATTACAGCGATACCAAACCTGAATATTGTCAATCGCAAAGTCGCCGAGAAAAGCTCCTAGTATTTGGCTTCGCTCTAGCTCGCCCGATGTAGATGGGTAGTAAAACTCGAACCCGCTTGGGTAGATGCGATGCTGTTCCGCAAGCTCTTGAAGTTTTTGTTGTTTTACCTCTTCTGCCCAAGCTATTACGCTGTTCGCAGCATCGTGCAATTCTGGATTCATCTAAGCCTCCTGTGAAAAGCGTTTAACAAATGAAGTGATCGCCGTCTCAGAAATAGGACTCGAGTGTCCAGACCACGAGTTCCACGCTGAGACTTTGCAACGATAAAAAATCCGAGCATCAAGAGTAATGTCAGCGCCAGAGATAAAAGCCGACACGATCCGAAACCTCTCTACCCTCTCGCCTATGTTGCGGGAAAACTCAAAGCCATCGGGATATAGTCGAACACTCTCAACAAGTGCCTGAAGCTCAACTCGTTTGAGTCCTTCAAAGTGGTCGTCGATTTGTTGGACGATCTTGCTTAATTCTTTTGAGTCCACCTAAATCTCCTGTTTGTTGTCGTAAGATTTGACGATGATATAAGTAACCCCGTTGCGACGAACGGGGTATCGGGCTGAGCGATTAGGCGATCGTTTGTTATTATGATTCACCACTGTTTTAGCCATTAGTCCTCTCATTAGTCCTCTACGGTTACGAGTTCATTGGGGGCAGAATAAGCCTTACCCTTATCTGTGTAGACTTTCCACAGCCCATTAGGTCTGTTGTCGTTAATTGGCTCAGGGAGACCGCTTGCTACCTCCCAGTCAAAATCTGGGATTAAGAAGCGATCGCCTGCTACGAGATCTCGAAACTTCTTGAATTTCATTCAACTATCTAAGTATGAAAGTTCACGAGGCGAAAGCTCTGCTTCTTCATAGAACTCAAGAGAACCAAAGCTGTACGAAGCGGTCTGTTTCCAATCGTCTCCATACTCTTCAATCATGAATTCTTGAGCGTCTTTATGCGCCTGCTTTAAACCTTCAGAAATTTTCTCGGAACGATTGTCGTCACCCTCTAGTGTACAGACACTGAAGTGGTTTACCGATCGCTTCTTCGGATGGATAAGAGTCGTGTTAGATCCTAGCGGAGTGGAGTCGAAATAGCCTTGACTGCGAGAGTGGAAGAAATCGATGAGAACGTGAGTAGTCACAACAAAAGTCTCCTGTGAATAATTATTTAAGAAAGATGAACCAGCGAGTAGGGTAACGATCGTCAATACTGTCTAAATATCTCTCGATATACCCAAAGGCTTCTACCTTAACCTCCTCAACATTATTGGAGTCAATCCATTCGTCGATATATTCGTTGTCGGCTACGGCCTGGAGTTTCGCCACCACGCCTTCAATCTCAGTGCCATTGACACTGGGGTAGCCTTGAGTATTGGATGGAATCTCGTTTGTGCCAGCAAGAACCCCGAAATAGGATGCCCCAAGAGTACCTCTGATCTGGATTGATGTAATTGAAAAGTTTTTCATAGCTTTAATTCTTGTCCTGTGGATTACTGCAAGCAGATTTCGACTTCATCACCCCTGTTGTTAAGATATGGAGCAAAAGACTCCTCATCCTCTCCAAGGGAAATACATAAAAACACTACCTCCGAGGATAGGCTTCTACAAGCGCCTTGTAGTCTCTGATCACGAAGTCAGGACGGCGATAGTTTGACAGGATTTCTCCGAACCCCTCTTTGATTAGCTTCATCTCCTCAAAAGAAAAATTAGTACCGCCAGCGATCGCGGCACAAAGAAATTCAGCGTCATAATACGGTTGAGAGCGACCAATTAATTGAAGTGCTTAGCGGAACTGATCCCAAGAAAAACCAGTCGAAGCGATTTTGTTGATTGAAGAATAATTAATCATTGTTTTGTTCTTTACTTAGTTTTTTCTAGTGCGGCAACCAATTCGGTTGCTTTGGATAATAGTGAATTTGGGATAACAACCTCATTCGTCTAAAACCCATATCCAGGGCTGCGTTCGATCTGCTTAAACTTAATCCCGTCAATGTCACTCCGAATCGTCATAGAGAAATGACAGTTGCCATGACCGTTCTCTCGTCCATAATTAGTGTCTGGAGAAGACTCCTCCTTAACCGCCAAATACCCAAACTTATTGGGGATTCTCCAATAACCGTTACGAGAACTTTTCCTTTGATTTTCTTTGACAAGTAAGAGGTCTTCCTCTAAATCAAACCTAGTTCCGTCGGGGTAAATGATATGGTTGGGGATTTCGGAGAAATCGTTGGCGCACATAGCAGACTCTTGCGAGGCTGGCACGCAGCTCGCTACTTGAGTAACTTTGCCATTGAATGTGTATTTCTTCATGCTAAATAGACTCCTTATGATCTTCTAAACGAAACAAGGCAGAACAAGCATCTTCAATCAATCCGATACCAGTTTTAGATGACATCTTGGAGCGATCGCCGCCAAACGTTTCCATCAGTAGATGATTAACAAAGAAATCAGCAAAAGCAAGAATAGCTTGTTGCTCCCATTCTCTCTGGTGGATAACATACCGACCTTTTGCTGTACCATTGTGAATCTGCTGCATGAGGTTGCACAAATCCCCTAAAATCATTTGGGTTAGCTCAAGGGAGTTAGTATTGCGAGGAGCTTTTAGCACGACCTCCTTCGCTCTTAAGATAGGTTTTAATACATCCGTGTTGGTTGCGCCAAAACGCTTTTCGGCTCGATAGAAAGCTCGATACAGATCGACTAGATGCTGTGGCACAGATAGGGGACTAGGATGTTTAGCGATCGTGGTACGTTGCTTGTCGTTTTCAATATTGTTATCGAGAACTGTTCTGCAATCATCGAGGATCGTAAAAGCCTTGCCTCTGTCTACCCCCATCTCGTCAAGGGCTTCGCCAAACTTCCGACCTGACTCTTGGCTCTGCTTGACTACAGATCGGATACCAACCTTGTCGGGGCAATACTTGGTCACAATTCTGTCTTGAAACTCGGCGGGAGGGTATACCTTTGTAACTCCATCGTAATGCCATGCCAAGGTAGCGAAAAGCATCTCCCAGTTAGCCGCATTAAAGCCAGCGTCGTGAACCAAGGAGAGTATTCCCTGAATACATTCTTCAAAGAAATCTGGATTTGTAAAATCGTCTTCAGAACCTTTGTTGACCAGCTTTAGAAATTCTTCGGATATTAAAGTGTAGTGACAAGTCATGTGTTTCACCTAATGTTTTGCTTCTGAGAAATTCGCCGTCCTACTTAAGTTCTGGAGCCGAAGCATACCAGTCGAGATAATGCGGATCTAAAGACCATGACTCATCCCAAGAGTTGTGGAGGAAGAAGGCTTCGGCGAGTCTCTTGAGCCAAGACCACTTGTAGGTTTTCCCGATCTTTGAAAGAGCTACGTTCAGCCCAAAGAAATACATCTCAACTTGAGCCTCGTCATACTCAGTATCTTTAAAATACTTTCGAGCAGAATCCCATAGAGAACCGACATTATACTTGTTGTTGTCTTGGATATCTTGAGCTAATTCTTGAATCATGTGTTTCACCTAATGTTTTTACTGTTGCTTACTAGCAACCCCTGATAGGGATTAGGTATTCGCGATCGCCGAGGTTTGTCTTGGGCATCTCACCCCACCTGATAGGCATTACCTCTCCCGCGAATACTCCCACAATATCAGATTGTGTTTAATTCTTCAATAACTCAGTCTGTACTCGCCCAAGTAAAGCTAAATCTGTATCAGTCAGTATTGACCCGACATACAGACTTGCGTAAGCGACCTTTGAGTGATCAGGCAAGGCTTTTAGTCCCTGCGCGATCGCTTTTGGATTGCGAGTGTCGATCAGGCGATCGCAGATATCGGTGATGTTTTCGGTTGTTGCATTCATAGGTCCCCCTGTGGTAGTGGTTGGTTGTTGGCGATCGCATCTAATTGCGCGAGACTTAAATAAGGCGTGTTCTGGCGATCGTAGGAGTCGTAGATTTCCCAGAACACCATAGGCTCCTCGTTTTCAACGTCAATCCAAACCCCAGTTGATTCAAGGTAAGATTCATATAAATCCGTTCCTTCTGGCAGGGTAAAGAAAGCGTCGAGATCCTCTTCTGTGGGGCTGTCGTCCCAAAGAAGCTTAGATACCGAGTCCAAGGCGTATCGAGCATACCGAACTTTAGAGACATCCCAGTTCAAGGTGACATGAAAAATCTCTCTAGCACGACTAGCGATCGCTTTTGCCATCTCTGGCGAAAGCTCTACAGCTAGTCCGTTGTTGCTGCGATCGTAAAATCCTAATAGCATTTATTTATCTCCTCGTGGCGTTGAGCAAAGCATTCGTGAATCTCTTGAAATTTCCCTTTAATCCAAGACCATTGAGCAACGCCCTCCAGATCGGGATCGGGTTGAATGTCTTGGCAATACGAGCAGGAACCGTTTTGAGTTCCGTCTATTGCTACGGGTACGGAGTAGACAGTGTAAAGTACCCTTCCTGTTCGCCTTTCCACTCTTTCGCCGAGAGCGAGAAACCGAAACTTCCCGCCAGATATTGAATTTTGGGAGTAAGGCTTAGGCGCGATCAACAGGAAGGCTCCCGTATTCCATGTAGTATCCCAACCCTCATTCATGTGAGCGGTGAGATTCCCCTCACGCCATCCCAGTAGTTCTGAGACGGCTAAAGACAATTCGTTGTCCATAAGTACTCCTAAGTTTTTCCAACGCGAAGCTAAGGCGATCGCATGATATTAAGGGTAAAGAGTTCTGTACATTGCACACTCTTCGTAGACTTCGTTGAACTTCTTTACAGCCCACTCCCATCGGTTGACAAGCCTCATATTTTCTTCTGGAGTTAGGTCGCAGTACGGAGAGCAGAAGCCATCCTGAGATCCGTCCACTCCAACGTGAACCGCGTAGATGCGGTATTTATCCTCCTTACTCTCTGCCATAGCAAAATAAACAAATTTGCCTGTGACGGAATGCTGATAACAGGGCTTGTCGGAGACAAGGAGGAAAGATCCTGTATCCCATTCAGATCTCCAATCGCTACAGTTAACAGCAGTTAGATTACCTTCCCGCCAGTCTTTAGTCATAAGATTCTCCTAAATTTTTCAAATGAATGTTTGGGCGCATTAGACATGAAGGTTCCGATATACAAATTCTTCACATTGACTTGGGGTATAGATGCGTTTAACGGCTTCCTTGATTGCTTCGTAGGTATAGCCGACTTGCTCCTGATCGACATCTCGACACTCATCGATAAGGCGATCCCATTCGATGTCGGGGTCTTCAAGGAGTAGATCTCTGTCGCCCCAGCCTTCAACCATGCAAGCTTCCTCGGTAGCGATACGACACATTGCGTCAGCTACCGCGTACCTGTCCGCCGCAATAACAACATTTTCGGAGAAGCGCTCAACTAGTTGCTCAAGAATCTCGCGATCGCATCCAAATTGACGTTGAATTGCATGGACAAAACCCCAAACATCTGTAATTACTTTAACCATTGTTTGCCTCATATTGTGCTGCTGCGGTGGAAATTTTGTTCAGAATTGCGGACTCTTTGTAAATCGCAAATAGAGCTTCATAGATAGCTTCCGCCGATGTACTTGAGTTCATATCCCAGTCATCTTGGATTTGATTGGCGATCGCCTCAATATCAAGAAGCTCTTTAAGCAGGGTATCTTGAACGAAAGAATAGCGCTTAAAGTCAAAGTACTTATCAATCGCCTCATGCTCAGGCCATTGAAAGTTTGCCCACTCAATCGCCTGAGCAGCAATGTCCTCAGCAGTAACAGCAATCACTGCGTCGCTGATATGCCGCGAGAAAATAGAGCTAATGACATCGCTATTGTGTGCGCCAAGAGCAGCTTCAAGCTCTTGGATTAGGTGATCGGGAAACTCAATAATTTTCATTTTTTTAGCCAAGAGTAATATGTTTGCAGTTGACCGTCACCAAGTTTGGTGATTCGCTTGTTGCCCTTCTCCATTCCTAAGTCGTCACCTTCCGCTTTTCGGTGTCTCCCAAGGGAATCGCGATACTGGTAATAAAGGTTGCCTTGAGGTTCATGATCTGGATCTCTCCGAATCGTGAAGTAGAATTCAACCTCACTACCCTCCTCCTCGTTGGGATTTGAGAGATCAAAAACGAATCGCTCTCGATCTCTCATCCCGTGTATTAGGGCTTTGAATTCTTCAAATGTTTGTGGGGTCTGCATATCTAAAATAGGGGTAACTCAACGATCTGCTCCCACTCGTCCGCGCTAAGTTCCCTGTTGAGGAAATGAACGTCGTCTTCCTCGTCATGGCTTAGATCTCTGTTGGACTGTAAAAGGGACAACAAATCGGGATGGATTAAGCAGTAGCTGTAGCCCAAATCTAGAAATTTCTCGATAGGCTGCCAGCCCTCACTCGTGAGTCGATCTCTCAACGATTGCCCTTCTTCGCGAAGGCTTTGGAGTGATTCTTGGTATCCGTCGATTTTGGCGTGCAGTTGTTCGTTCATGATTTTGTTTATCTGATAGGTTTACAAGGCGATCGCATTCCAGTATTGATAGTCGCCAGACTCGCTATACCCAGAAATATCCTTCTTCACCCACTGCCATCCGCAAGCTTCTAGGGATGCTTGGGCTTTAGCTGTGGCTTCGTCGAATGCGATTTGCGCTTCTTGGTAAGATGCGATCGCGTTTTGAACTTGTGAATCCATGATTAAGCACCCTTGGTAAATTTCCACCAACCTCGAAATTCTACGGGTTTCCTCCCATCGTATAGAGTCTCGGAAAGCTCCCCTTCGTGACACCACCCTTCTTTTAATTGTTCAAAGATGCGGTTCATTGCCGCATCTTCAAGAAGAGCTTCAAAGCGACTGGGGATAGCCCTCTTCTCGTTGGTGGCGAACCACCAACTGTAATTAATAGCGATCATTTTATCCATGACTTTAAGCCTCGTTTACAAAGATTTTGGGCAGTTCAGACTGGATGTACTCGCGAAACATAGCAAGAAGATCTTGCTTCCGCAGAGAGCCGTCATCGATATACATCTTGTGAAATCGAATGTCCTCCACGATCGCAGTAAAATTCCAGTACCCGTTAGGGGTTAATTCCTCCATGACGTGAAACTCGGACTCTTGAATCTGCCTTGAACTAGCAAAGCTGTAGGAGATTGTCTGCATGTTCTTGCACCCAATATAGTTGTGATTGATAAGTAATCATTTGGTGAAATTCAGCTTTGTCACAAGCTTCACCATCACGAATCCAGTGCGGCGTAATGCGAGGATTGTAAGTAATCTCACCTTGAGCCGCAATTTCTTGCGGGTAGTCAAGGTGTACTTCAACCATCTCGCATTCAACCCAAGCGCAAACCGATTTTTCTGCGCCATCGTGGATCTTTTGTGCTGTCTTTGCGTGATTTTGGAGGCGACAACCCCATAGAATGAGACTGTACTGCGAGGGACAGTAGTAGCGGACTTCCGACCCTCGCTTGACCTGCCAGTGGCGATAATGTTCACCACGCCTAAGATGAAAGCGGACTATTGTTTTCATGCCCGTGTTTTATGCCATTTTTGTGTAATTTTTAATAAAAAGCTTCGCAGCTTTCTGTGCAGGTCGAAAGAACGTCCAACTCAATATCAGGAGAAAGCCCTAGCAATCTCTCGTCATCAGGGAGGAGGAATTCACCTAAATATGCTGCTTCTAGGACTTGTGTAACATCCCTGCCTCGACTGAAGAAGAAGTGAGGCGGCTTTCCACTGTTGATCCTACCTTCGGGAGTAAAGGAGGAATATCGAAATTCCATTTCGGCAAAGAAGTCGAACCATTCTGGATTTTGTCTAGCGATCGCATAGAGCTTGCGATTACTCTTTTTCCAGCACGTTTTGCAGTTGCCTTCCCAAGATTTTATGGGCAGTCGGAATGGCTGAGACCCCCAGAACTTATTGACGCGGATGCCAACAGCCGAAGTGTAGGTATTTTTCTTCCGCCCGATGCTTCTCATATAGGCATGAATGGGTACAAGTTTTAACTCTCTAGAGCATACGGGATTAGCCCTGTGTGGGATGCCGTATTTCTTTATGACAGCCTCAAAAGGCTCCCCATTACGACTTGCAGACTCGAAGTCTACAATTTTAGCTAGAGTGCCAGAACCTCTTACATACTGCGGAAGCGCCTCAATCCAAACGCAGTTCAGGTCAAAGGCTTTATCGCAAGCGTCAACAAACCGAAGTGTTTCCTCGTGTTCCTGCCCAGTATTGGCAAAGACCACAACGATTTCAGTGTCGGTATAGCGATACTGCTCAAGGAGCTTGTAAGCCATGTAAGCACTTGTTTCTCCGCCACTAAAAGAGATGAGTAATCGATTATTTTTAAACTTCATCTTCAATTATCCTGTCAGGATCTAGGAGTTCAGCTTCAAAATTTGCGATGTAGATCAGCAAAGCCTCAGTGGTTACAGGGTACTCTCCTTGGCAAGTGCATTCGTTTATGTCTCTTGTCAGGGCTGGAATATCCTTGTCCGCAATCCTGCTTGGGGCGTACAATTCCAAGGCTAAAGCAATGTCTTCAACCCTAAAAACTCCCGTAGTCAGCATGTCCAGATCCTTTTGGATCTGCGCGTAAACTTGTTGAGGGGAGGAGTCGGGGAGATTGTGAATTCGATGGGATAGCAATATGGCTCCGAGTGGGTTCCAGTCCATATCAGCGCCGTCAGTATATACAGAAGAGTAATCCATAGTTTTGATTGTAGTAGTTTAGACTTGTCTTAAATTACGGCTACTCTCCATACCGATCGCAAAGATCTTCAAGCGTTGAAACGATCGCACTGGTCTCAGGAATAAATCCACCTTTGTCGAGCCAAGAATCAAGGGCTTCTGTAAGTTCAAGAGCGTCAGTGCGATCGCCTCTTAAAAGGGCAGCGATCAGACGCCTGATTGTTGTAGTTACGTCCAT